TCTGTCTGGAATTGTGGTCTATCAAAAGGAGCATTTGCTAATTTATCTAAAAACTTATTAGAAAAACTAGGACGACCTTTTTTGCCAGGTTGCTCTAAATCATAAAAGATTAATCCTTTATTTTTAGGATCATTAACTTCTGCGTCAGAAGCATATCCATATAGTTTATGAGCTAAGTCATGTTGTTTTTGTGTTAACCATGCCCAATTACGTTTATCAGTACCAACTGCTCCTCTTTTAGTTTCATTAAGTATTCTCTGCCTTAATGCAAATGCTTGCTTGTCTGTAGCACCATCAAAGAATGGGCCTAAATGTCGCAAACCTACAACATGGTGGCCTTCAAGTTTAACTAACGGAATGCTCTTCCCTTTAATATCTAATAAAGGCTTACCATCAGGACCAGCTTGCCAATTCCAAAGAGGTTCTCTTGGTATTTGTTTTGCCTCTGATTTACCACCTTTACCAGAGTGAGTTTGTTGTTTTTCATTACGAAAACGTTTTCGTGATAATTCCCAATCAGAAGTTAAGAGTTCTTTCCCTCTTTCATCTATTACAATACCGTGTTTTCTACGGAAATCGTTCAGATCCCCACCACCTTCTGCTAACCATGAATCAAGTGTATTTTTATATTCTTTTCTAACACTATCTGCATCGATAGCTCCTGAAGGAGATTTGAACATAGAAAACTCTTGTACCCAATTAGGCACTTTAATATCTTTTATGTCGGTTATATAGGGGGAAC